AGTCTCAACATCATCTTGTCTATCAATAGTTCTGCTAGCTAACTTGCAACATTCTCTAAATGCAGATTTCCAACTGTTAAATGGATCGGTATTAAATGCAGTAATATTACTAATGTCAGGCATAGCTTTAAACTTCTTGCTTATACTAGTTGTCATATCTGGAGAACTAATATCCATAGTTAACGTTAGGTGTCGAGGAAGCAATTTTACTCCGCCATTGCCGTATTCTAAATTGTTAACTGGATTTCGACTTCTCCATACGTAGACACAATCAACATCGTAACTAGACATAACTAAATCAAAATTAAAATTGTCTTCTATAATAGCATCACCATCAACTATCCATATCATATCAGTATCACATATCTCTGCTGCTTTAATATGTGCTTGATGGATTCCTTTTACATTGTGTACTCGTTTAGCTCTAGGACATTGTTTAACAAGCATATTATAGTTATCGTCGGCATTTAGCTCGTTGTAGCTGATAAAGACCACATCGTAAAGTATATGCTTAGACACAAGTAAATCGTGTTCTTTCTTTTCAATTAAAAATCTATGAGTAAATTCTCGACTACTAATCTGTTTTTCTTTTGAAAACAATACCACACTATTGATAAATGTATCTGTATCGTTAAATTGATGTTTGAATACATGGTTTTCTTTGCGATCATAACCATTGTGATGACTGAAATATAAATCAAACACACTACTGTCTGTGACTAAAATTTCTGGCCATATTACCCAAAACATGTTATCTGTAATTTGCAAATATTCTTCATACGAACTTGGATTATATACTTTGTATTGTTTTGGTACACTTGCTACTATGTCTATTTCTTTTTTATTAGTAAAAAATCTATGATTGTATTCTCTGTTAGATACAACAATATTTTTAGGAAATAGACAAATACCATCAAAGTATTCACCGTTTTTAAAAACATGAACATACATGTTGTCCCATTTAGTAGTTTTATAATCTAGCAAATTAAAATTTTCTTGTAGATCAATATCGTCCCAGATAACCCAAAACATTTTTGTAAATGCCTTAGAGCTGATATCTGTGTAAGATGTTATGTTAGACAGCCGCTGAGCAAGGGGATATTTAGCCTTTATCGTTATCCAGTCGGTATCATTCCCTTGAGATGCCGAAACATAAAAAATATCATACATTGGCAGGCACAGGCATTCTAAAATAGGTATCGTTTAGATTCATAGTTTCGTTATATAAATCTAAAGTAAATTTACTCTGTTGTTCATCTAACCAAGGCCAATTAAACCCTAACTGATTCTTAAGTTTCACTCCTAAGTCTTGAATATTGTACTCAACTGTATCATGATTTACATGTTGTTCGTAAATGTCTCTTAAAATTTCAAAATCCCTAACATCTACATAATTCCAGTCTGTGCAGTTAGTCATCCAGGTTCCCATACGGGCGCCGAGGATGGCGTACTTGCCGTTTTCCTCATGCATTCCCACAGTACTCCACATACGTAATCTATGGATGTTGTGCCACCAAATACGTTCTTTGATTTCTTGAGGAGGAACTTTAACTCCGTCAAGTAGAGTCATCTTTACACCTTCGCGGAATCCTGCTCGCCATGCTTGAAACGGGCTAGCCGTAATAATGCTTTCGCTAAATGTTAAGGGGAAATTACGGTAACCGTCTTCCCAACAGAAGTCTACTTGACCGCGATCACTGTCGCTGTTCTCATGAGTTTTCATATTAATGACAAAATCTTTTTTCCAAATTTTTAATCCACCGTTGCCATAACGAAGACCATTGATTGAGTTTCGACCACACCATCCATAGACTTGTATCTTAGGATCACTCATATCTAGATCAATACTAAAAAATTTGGGATCTACAATGTTGTCAGCATCTACTGTTACAAACCAATCAGTATCTGATTTTGCAGCAGCAGCTTTGTGAGCATGATCGCTGCCTTTGACTCCATGAATTCGTTTTGCCCATGGGACTTTATTGCATAAATCTGCGTAATGTAGATCTGCATTAGGCTCGTCATAACTCAAAAATATAACATCAAACTCTATAACTTTCATTTATATTCAATCACGTAGTTTTTAAAAAGGCGTCTAGTATATACACTAAATTTATTGTAATCAATATTTTTAATAATTTTAGTTTTACCGATTAACTCATTTATTTTAACAGAAAACATTTCAAATGTCAAGTTAGGATCATTGTATTCGGTAATTAAAAAATGCATTTCTGTGTTGCCGTCCCATACAATTTTCCTAGGTTTTAATTCTTTTTTAATTTTTTTAGTACCGCCTAACGCTTCAGACAGTTGGATCTTCAGAGTTTTAGTGTTGGACAAATAACTAATATACACATCAGGAATTTCTATATTAGAATGTTCAACAGAAATAATACGATGTAATACATCATCTATAGTTGTTAAGTTTTTAACTTCAGCTATCTCTAATTTATTAGAATTAACATCTACCTGACAATTATGAATCTTGATTTCTGCATTAATAATTCTTTCAGCAGTTTCAGTATCAACAGGTACAGTATATTCTTCAGCAGAAAAAGCGTAAGATGGACCTACGCTTTTTACATCACCGGTAAACGGATCGTATACTGCAACGTATTCAATTTTTGGTAGCTGAAAGTTTTCGATCCACTCGTCAAAATCAATTACTTTTTCCATGCTATTTCCTCTAAGATATTAATCATTTCATCGTCGATTTTATTTTTTTCAACATAATGCACGATGCCATTTTGTTGATAATTTCCTATTTTTAATTTACCGTAGCGATTAAGATAAAAGCCCACGTAGTCGCTCCATGTGTCGGCGGGCCATGGCCAATTCTGTACCATAGGTTTCATATGCACTATGCGAGGAAACTCTAGAGGATAAGCAATGACATCAGTTATATCTAAAAGTTTTGCAGCTAGGGCAAATGCTTCGTCTGTACCTACAACTTTTGGCTTGTGTTCTGATAAAAATAAATTACTAAATTCAACTGGGTTTTTAATAATTTGTCTACCGAGCTCAAAAAATTCTTCTGCTAGCTTACTGTCCTTTTTAAAGAAAGTATACAGTGAATACAGGTTAGGCAAATTATTTTTTGTAAATGTGCGTCGGTAATAATCACCGGTGATTACCTCGCCTCTATAGGTATAGGTTTTATTAGCAATGTAAAGTTCTGAGTTTTCAATAAAGTATTCGGCCCAATGACTGTAATCTTCTGTGAACAACATATCAACGTCGAGACATACTGTGTTGTCAAACGGTGTTAGCTGATCCATCCAACTGCGGCCGTCCCAGAATGTTTCTTGATTCCATTCAATGACGTGATCAAATACCCATGCGCTTGTTAACCCTAATAGCTTTTCTTTATTGTCAATTACAAGAGCAACTTTATCGTACCCCTCACGTTGAGTATTTTTAATGCTCAGGGCAAGTCCGTAGGCTAATTTTAAATAATCAACAGACTCATGTTCTGATACAACTAATAGATATCCAAAACTCATATCATCTCCAATAGCTGCGACCCGTGTCTAATAATACTCTGCTTATTCATAATGTGTATATCAGTGTCGGTAATTGATGCTGGAATGTATTTCTCGCCTAACGGTGTTGATATTAAAAATGTTAATTTGTTATCCTCTACTGAGGCTAATATATCTTTATCTAATGCGGTTAACACTGGAGGCAATCTACCGGAGTCTAGATTTATAAAGCCATCTAATATATGTTTTGCAACACTAAATGCAATATCGTTTCTATACTGACGATTATCAAATCTAAAAATATCTGCGTAATGCTTGTAATTTTCTTTTACAAAATTTACTGTGTCAAAAAACGTTTTAGCACGTGGCGTTTTGCTAAACATTACAGTAGTGGCCCAATATAGTTTAATTCCTACTTCAGAAATATATCGATCATTATAGCCTAGTCGATCACCGGAGTATATGTCATTTATACTTTGACCTATTAGTACATCGTCGTCAATGTTCCAATATTCAGATAATCTATTCGAAAAAATAAAGTAGTCACTGTCTATTAACAGTGTTCTATTATACGGTGTTAAATCGTAGGCGCTTGCTCTATTTGAATTTACAAATGGTACCATTGATTCGTTTTTACCATCACATAATTTGCGCTGATTGTCGGTGACAGGTCTTTCTACTATTATTAAATTTTCAAATACAGATGTGGCTTTTTCTAAAATATTAGATTCTCTCATCCATTCTACAGTTGAAGGATCCGTTACTAACGATACAGGAACATTGAGATTTTTTTTGGCAAGGCCGCCGGCTACCAACGACATTAGAGCATAATCTAACGATCGACTGTTATGTGCATAGACTAGAATACCTGTTGTCATTATGCAATTAACTTTTCTACAGATCTGCTTTTTTTCAATTGCTGGTATTGTTTGTAGTATTCGTTAGTGGCTTCAAAATATCTACTAAAAATTTCATCTTTGAACGCTTCTAGATCGTCTATTAAAATTGGATTGTCATTTGCATCCATTAGTACTACTTCGCTAGATCTCTTTGCGGAGATCACTTCTACAAAAGTTAATAAATTTTTATCAATGCAAAACAGCCCGCCATTAAACCCATAGGTTAGTTTGGCTTCAATTTTTTCTTTAAGGGTCTTACGTTTGATTGCGAATGTTTGTTGATAGTTAGAAAAATCTAACGCTGCTTGCAGTCTCTTGTCCATACAATCTCCAATAATGTGCGTACATTATTTATAGCGTATGTTTTTTGAGGTGAGTGATTAAGAGCCAGTAATGCTGCTAATAGCAACAGTTGGATTAGTTACAGTAAAATTTCCAAA